TGCTGGGCTGGGCTTACATGGGCTAGCCACCGCCCAATGCCATGTAGTTAATGTGTTGGTACTGTTGTTTTTATGTAAGTAAACAAGCTATCAAGTTGGCTAGCTTTTAATAGCTTGATATTTAATACTTGGCATAAAGTACCAAACCTTAGTAAGTCGATTCTTTTTGAGGTTAAGAGCTGGTATAGATAAGGTCTACCAACTCCTAACTCTTGTGCAATCTCCCTAGCAAGTACTCTTCGTTTCTTGCGGTCAAATGCTCTTATTAAAGAATCAGTGTCATTATCCGTCAGGATTACATATGGGTTTGTATGTTTTTCACCTAACGGATATGTAATGGAAGCCATTAGAACAAAAGTGCACAAGTTGTAGTTACTATTAAAAGTATAAACAATACTCGCTGCTTTTGTGAGAAGTCTTTGTTACTTTCTTTATAAAGTTTAAGACTTAAAGCATCAACAGCTTGACACTCCATAGCAGCTCCAATGATTTCATCTTTACTGCTACGTTCAGTGATGGTTAACAATGGTTTTTGATGGTTGTTGTTCATCAATTTCCTGTATTGGGTGGTAAGTTTTCTCACTAATTTGTCTTAATGAGTATTCTTTAACGTCCTTGACTATTTCACGGCAACGTGCTCTTTCTTTTGGTGAAAGCTCTTTGCCATTTTTAGCTAATTGATCAAGAGCTAACATAATTAAGCCCCTATCTTTTGACGTTGTAGATGTGAGATTCATTAGATAAATTAATAAAAAAAAGTAAGAGGGTTTGCACCTCTTAGACAGCCTCGGAAGGCTGTGAAAGAGAAACAGTTAACCCACTCTCTTTGTCCAGGTCAAGGCACGCTCAGCGTCCTTGAAATCTTCTTCTCCCAGGTGTTCAAATAAATACCTATGTCGTAAGAAGTGCTCTTGCTTTGCAGTAAGAACGCCTGTATTTCTCCACTCTTTAATTATTGAGTGAATTGTCCATAAGTAACCCATCAGAATAAAACACCTAGATGCTTGTGAGAAGATAAGAGAATCGTATGATTCCCTCGTGAAACCTTTAATTAAATAAAGGCTTCATGCGGGCGTCATTGGTATCTTTTATCAATTGGATTAATTAAGTCGTCAACCTCGTTGAAAATCCAATCGTCAAGGTGTTTAGCTGTAATTTGTCTAGATCTTTTAGCATTAATACCAGCATCTAAACGATCAGAGAATAATTTAATTCTTCTCATAATTTGCTCATGATTAATCATTAGTGGCTAATACGCGGGCCTCAGTGGCTCCGCAATACAAGACCGGGGAATTGCACCCCGTAAGCCCTTACGGCGTCTTGTAGTCCCTCTAAGTGTGCTTAGGTGGACAAGTTAGGTATTCAAGCTTCTGGTGCTATAAGGTCGGCTGCTTTCTTTGCATCACGTAAAACTTTGAAAAGTATTTTGTGATCCTCTTTCAAAACAGAAATCCAATTATCTAGATATGCCGCGTGGTTTTGCATATCGGACCCAATTTTTAAGCGATAAGCAACAATTGCCGCACCAAATTCGGCACGTAGTTCTTCGATCGCATAGTCTTTGGAACCAAAAGCATTTCCTAGTTTGCGGTCTAATCTAGACTTATGGCCTGTCGAGTGAATCTGCTCATGGGCTAGTGTGGCTAGATAAGCCTCAATGCTTGTGAAAGATTCTTTGTCAGGCATCCGTATCTTGTCCTCAAGTGATGAGTAACAAGCCCTAGTACCGCCGTGTAACACTTTTACTTCCCAACTGTTTAAGATCTTTTCTGCTTTATGCTGAACAACTTCCCTATTAAGTTGAGGTTTGAGATTCAATTCTTTTGATTTAAGAGCCTGTAATGCGTCTTTGGACTCATCATCAACGCCCTCGAAATCATCGATATTAAATACACAGAAAACTTTAAATTTAGAGTAATTAATTACTTCTATTTCTCCAGTTTCTGCGTCTTTGTTCTCAATTTTAATTGGAACTGGTTGAATAAGTCGAGCTGCTTTGGTGCCCTTCTTAACTATCCATCCGTTCTTTTTACCCTGGTTATATGTTAACCAAAGAGGGCTAGTAGTTCCTCTAAATAAAGAGTAAAGCTCTAGTAATAGTGGGTTAGATCCGGTGTATTCATGATGTGTAATAGGGTTTCTATGCTCACCATTTAACCCGGTCCACTCTTTACGCCAAGATGGAACACCTTGTTGCATCATTGCAATTAAGTCATTGCAAAGTACTTCTTCCGCAGAAAGTTTGTTAGATCTTGTTTTTGTTGTTGTTGTCATTTTGTGGCTAAAATGTAAAACAATTCAGGGCTAAATCCCTGATGCTGAGCCCTGGAGTTGAACCAATGCGTTAATACCCACTCAGCAAACTTGCGACAGTGCACAAGTTAAAAACCTTGTCAAGATCAGTGTATTAAGTTTTCTAGTTTCTCCACCTGTGTTCAAGTGGATAGAACAAGTATTAACGATCAATACACATAAGTCAACGTGTACGGTGTTGGCGAACATACAACAAATTCACATTAATATCTGTGATTGGTTGCGGTGACTGGAGTTACATAGTCGATGAGTATTATTACTTATTTATTTATGGTGTGCTGAGATCGTAGTGATACCAATAGTTCTCAGCTTTGTAAAGAAATATAACCGAACAGATCGCAACACATCAGCATAACTGTATAAAATGTTACATCTGCGTAGATATACTTAGGTAAAAATACTCAAATTAGAGGGCTAGCACTGCATTATTAGTCCAGTGCATGTATAAATTGATACATTAATACCTTATTTCTGTATAATTTAATACATTTCGGAGGGTCATTGGGGGACTTTGGCGTCTTTTCCCGTCGTATATAGGTAAGAGAAATTTTTGCCAAAATTTTACGACTTTTACTTGCAGCTCCTACCCTTTTATACCCTCACTACATTCGATAGACCAACAAAACATCCATCAACACCATTAATAAGGTTAATACGTATAATACGTATAATATTCTTAAAAGAGTAGTAATATACATCTGTAAACGTAGGTGTAGAGTAGTATTTAAAGATTTCCATTAACTGGAAATAAGTAAGAGAGAGATTGTGTCTTAGGATATATTCCAAATTTTCAGTTACTTCTCTCTTTTACTACAAAGAGAAGAGTCCACCCTTTCTCTTCTCCCTGTATAGGTCAGGGTTTAAAACTAAACCCAGGTGTGGACTGAAGAGTTATTGTTTTCTAAGCGGTTAGCTTGGTCTCTTTGTTTTTTGTTCATACCGAGTACTAAATGATTAGCGGAAGAGGTTGGATTATCTAAGAAATCTTGAAAGAGAGAGTTCCATTCTTCGTTTTTACGTTGTTTAATAGCTTCGTGAGCAGAGATAGCTAAAGCATCAGTAAAGTATTTAACGCCTTGAGCTATACAGTCTATTCTGTCGTCATTTTTAATTGCACCCTTTTCACGGCACATTCTAGAGAGTTGAAAGAAGAGCATATATTGCAGTCTAATTTCTGGAGCGTCGTTAGGGTTGGAGTTATAGTCCCATTCAATTACTTTTTTATCTACTACTAACCTATGTTGATTCATAACAGGTTCTAGAGAGTCAATAATACGTTCTTCTTTTCTTACGTTGGCTCTAGTTTCTTCTATGTCTATAAGTTGTCCTGTCATCTGTAGGTGTTTACGGAAGAGTTCACATACAATTCCATCACCAAAGTTAGATTCAATTAAAAGTTTAGTTACGTTATACTTTCTACACCCTCTAAGTATGTCTAGTAAGGTTTTGTCGGAGTAGCCGTCTCGGTAAGCACGTACTTCGTGGAGGTAGAGGAAGCCATTTTTTTGTGAGATGTAGGAAACTGCGGTTTCATCGGCACCTCTTCCAGAGGGGTCCAGAGAAGCGATTGTTTCGGTGTAATCTGTCCATTCACCTTGTATTTGCATAGGCTTGTAGAAGTAGTCTCCTGGCAGTCCTACGGTAGGTAAATCTTTAATGACGTTAGAGGGATCAGAGCACCAAACTATTTGGTCTGGAGCTTGTTTAGGGTTAACTGAGGTAACTATAAGGTCAGCGTTTTTAAGTGGATACTTTTCAGCGTCAGATAGAGATGTGTCTAGTTGAAACTGGAGCATGTAGTTAGACCTACCCATTGATGCTTCACGTTCTAGTAGGTCTTCGTTAGAGAATCTTTCAGGATCAGTAACAGACCACTCCTCAGCACCATTATCTAGGTCTTCTTGTATTTGAGGTGCTAGTAATCCTTCGTATTGAGAGAGTTTATCTTTTCTTGGGTATCTACTGGGCCAAACAAAGGGACGGTAGTTACGCTGAGCCAGCTTAGTGTAAATAGTAAAGCTACTCTGGCAAGTCCCAAGATAACAAATACGGCTATCAGTTTTGGGTGTAAGGATACTTTCGGCTTCCGTGCAAAGTTGAAGAAGTTTTTCACGCATCAACTCCGTCATAGAGTTTCCAGGTACTTCTACGTCGTCTAGTACCATCAGATCTGCACGACTTCCTGTTAACTGAGAGGTTATACCAAGGGATTTGACGGATGGAGCTTGGTGAGGAGGGCAATCGACATCGAATGATACTCTGGACCATCTACTATCGTCTCCTTTTGGTTGTAGGTGATTTAACCATGGTGTTTCTATAATTAGTTTTTGTAAGAAAATCGACATGTTATCTGCACGTTCTTTAGATGCAGAAATAATCATTATTTTCTTTTCGTTGTTTCTAAACAGAGTCCATAAAACGAAAGCTCCAGTAATCCAACTTTTTCCAACTCCACGAAAAGCTTGGATTTGTAGACGTTTAGGACCGTGTTGTAAATAGTCCGCGATAGCGAACTGTGCTCTTGTTGGAGGAGGCAGATCAAGCTGTTGCCATAAAGCGGTCAGAAACAGCTTGAAATCATCCTGTAAAGCCTTTATTGTACTGCTCATGTGTGTTTGTATATCGACTACTTTTTAGGAGGGTTGTAGGCTATTTTCTCTTGTACTTTTTCTCCCACTCTTTTAGCTTTCCTTCCTTACGAGCCTTCTTCCATTCAGAGTGTCTAATCTTTAATCTATTAACAGCTTCCTTACCAAATCTCTCTTCGTTCTTTTCTCTCATGCGGTCTCTAGCTGTATATTTCTTTTTCTTTTTAATCTTTAAAGTCTCTGCTTTATCTTCATTTTTTGGTTTGCTTGTCTTATTAGCTTGTTCTGTAGTCTTTTTCTTATTTTCTACACCCCAAGTAGGACTAGGCTTCTTAGGTGAATCTTTTATTTGAAGTTTTGTCTTTTGAGGGGGTAGTTTAATTTTAGAGAAATCAGTTTTACCAAGAGTTTCTAGTTGAGCTTCTTTTCTTTCATCATCTAGATCTGACTCGGTTTTCTTTTTTTGTGTTTTTAAGAATCTTTGAGTTGCAAATTCTTTAGCTGCATCCTCATAATTAGCTGAATAATCTTTTGTCTTAGTCAGACCTTTAAGACGAGGTTCTCCTTCTAATACTCTTTGTTCGTCTGATTTTATTCCAATTTTTCTTCTAGGGTATTTTTTACCTGTAGCCCTTTCCCATGCTTTAACTCTAGCCTTAAAACTTTTGGCTGATTCGTTAGGTTTTAACTTTGGTACTTTCATAGTTAATTAATATGCGTCAATATTGTTTGTTCTCTTAAAGGTTGTTGTCCAAATGTTTGACGCATCCATTGGAGCCAGTTAGCACTTCCTTTTCCCTGATTACATGTTCTACAGGCTGGAACGAGGTTACTCGTAATACTCTCACCGCCGAATGTCCTCGGCTTAACATGATCGAGTGTAAGTTGTTGTAGTTCATAGAAATTTCCGCAATATACGCATTGACAATTAAACTTTTCCTTTATGGCTTTTCGCCACAAACGCTTTGCGTCAGGACTTGTCATGGTAATTAAATTGTGTAAGTAGTGTTCAGGGTTTGGTAGTAATGGGGTCATTTACGAATCTTTAGTCTGCTTTTACGGTTAATAGATGGAGACTGTAATCTTCCTTTAGTTTTACTGCCTTTAAAGTGAGCAGCATCTTTGCCGTCACCGTTGCCGTATGTACCTAAATCCCTATTTAACCGATTTGCATTTACTCGTATAGCTAAACCTTTTTTTGTTTTGTTGTATTTAGCCTGTTGCTTAAGTCTACGTTTTCTAGCAGCAGGGTTATCTCTGTAATACTTAGCGGTACTTTCCATTTAATCTGCTTTTTACTAATTCTGGATCTATTTTTGGCATGACAGCAGATAGCTTATCTAAAGCGTTACCTCCAAAAGCAACGCCACTAATATCATTAGTTTTAAGCCATTCGCAGGCAGCTTTTAGATCTTGGGTGGTAGCGTCGCCACTTTTAACCCTTTTCAGGAATTCTTTAGTAACGAGATTATGTAATTCATTGAATTGAGCTTCAGTGGCTTTTTTCATTATGCTTTTTTAATTTTTAAAGATTTTTTGGACTTCTTTTTGGCTTGGATTTTTTCAACTCCATATCTATAACCACCGTATTCATTATCTAAACTGTTAGATTTACGTGTAGCTCCTTTTAATGTGCTGTAAGTACCCATAACCACGCCCGTTTTCCGATCAATAACTTCGTAAGGCATTATTTTTTAGGAAATAGTTGCTGTTCTAAAAATTCAACAGCTTTGTCATCAACTGAATTGTCTGTAGTTGAAACCAGTTTTTTAAGAATATCTATAATCAGTTTTTTTACTGAATCTGAAGTAGCAAATTTTAAGAGAATTGGTTTAATTAATAAGATCATTATTTAGTAGACTTAGTTTTCTTTGCTTTAGCTTTTTTTGCAGCCTCAGCAGCTTGCTTTTTAATTACTTCGCTAATTGTGCTCATTTTTTATTAGGTGTTTTAGGACAGTCGTACTCTTGTTCATTCCAAGGGAATTTTTTATCTTTAGGAGTACAGGTAGTTTTT